TTACATACCTATAATGGTTTGCAGCAGACTGTTTGCAATCTGCAAGAAGCCAAGGAGGGGTCTATATTCGGGATTGAACGATGAGGATAGCGTATCCACGAACCACAAGAAGACAAACAGGGGGATGGATATTAAAAGACCATAGAGGAAGAAGGTCTTTAGTTTCATTAAGGTTTCTTTCATGGTATATAGTCTCCTATAAGAAGGTTATTTAAGGTAATAATAAAAATACCCTAAGGAATCCTTAGGAGGTATAGGAAACCTTAGGGTATCTATAAGTATCTATTAATTAGGTTTATTAGTAATAATAACAATTACCCTTAGGTATCTATAGTATCTATAGTACCAAGGGTATCTAAGGGTTACATATGGAATCATATAAGGTCATATGGTATCTATAGTAACTATAAGGTATCTATAGTTATCTATAGGTATAATATAATGTCCCTTTCCTACTCTTATCGAGTATGTGACCCATTAGTTTCACAGGTTTATATGACCCATTAGCTATAAAAGTTATCAACCACAGTAGCTCCTCCGAATTGTGGTTGTCTTTTTCTATAGCGTTCCGGCACAAGCTCAGGATTATATTCTTTGTGTAGAATACCAAAGTCAGAATCCCACCATTTCATAAGCTGTTCTTCTTCAAGCTCATCAATACCCTGTTGAGCATCCCTGTCTAAGCTTTCCAACCAAAAGGCAACAGCCATGGTCACAGCATCAAGTCTATCATCGTGAGCAAGTGCACCCTTATCTCTAGTCAGCCTTGTGAGCTGATAGATTAAAGAATACTTTTGGTCATTCTCATACACCTTATAATCATCATAGATAACAGAGGTGTTAACAATGAGTTTGTGACGCATCATAACAGGTTCAAGCGTATCAATGATACGAGCTTCTTTCTGTTTGTTGTTTTTGACTTCCGTATAGGTACAGGGGTGAACTTTATTCAGCACAGGCTTAAAGAGCTGTCCCCACATACCATCACCAAAGTTGGCTTCAGAGACAACATCATTCACACCCCAAAACTTACACTTATTAGCTAAGATATTGAGGGTATCATCACCGTAGCCATCACGATAGCCACCAACTTCCATGAGGAACAGGTAACCATTGAGGATTTTGATAACAGCATAGGCAAGCTCATCCGCACCACGTCCTGAGGGGTCAATAGCCATTACAGTACCTGTATATTTAGCAGTCTCTTTAGACCTGTCAAAAGGAGCATAGAAGAAGTCACCTTTAAGGGCAGTACAGGGTACATCCTTTAGGCGTTGTTCATACCCACTTGCCCATGCCCACTTCATAGATGCTTCATCCATATCAAGGTCAGCCACAATAAAGTCAGCCACTTTGAGGGGATATTTTTCAGCATCCGAGAGGTTGGTGTCTAGCAGGAACTGCAAGGCGAAGCCAGCTTTACCATAGGACAGCCTACGTTTGAAAATCTCTTCATCATTGAAGCGTAAAGGGTCAGTAGGTTTACCTGCTAATGTAGGGTCTTTATCAAGAGCATCAGCAATGAAGGTATGCAACCTGCTGCCATAATTATCACGAGCCTTTTTATCCTCAGGGTAAATAACAGGGATAATGGTGCAGGAGTAGCCACGATTTTGCAATTCATTATAAAGAGACATCTCGCATTGTGGTGTACCTAAGTAGACTATCTGACCATTAGGCTTAAGGATGGAATCAAATTCCTTAACAGCTTCACCTAGCTTATCTCTCTGTACCTGCGTTGCAGAGTTTGAGGGAATCTCAATATCATCAGCAATCAGCAGGTCAGCACGAGAGCCTGTAATCTGACCATAGATACCAACAGACTTTACAGAAGGGGAGATGTCAGGGACAGCAGGGGCAACATCAAACAGGTTCATTGTGTCTCTGTTACCTTTGGTTGTATCAGGTCTTAAATGCTCTAAAAAGGGCAAGACATTAAGGATACGCTTAATAAAGACAGCGTTGGCATCCGCACGTTCCTTTGAAGCAGACACAATCTCTACTTTAATCTGAGGGTTATTCCATAAGCTCCATCCGGCAAAGGCACAGGTAATGAAGCTCTTTGCAGCACCACGGAACGCTTCAAGAATAATGCGGTCACTAGGGGGATACTGCAAGTAATGTGCCATTGCATATTGAATAGGGGTGGGTGGAGGAAGACCAATCATTTTCCACAAAATAAAAAGGAAGACCCTGAAGTCCTCCTTAGCTTTGGCAACCTGTTCATCTGTCCATTCAGACATTAGCTCACCTGCCCATCAAAATCAAAGGTAGGAATCTCTTCCACTACCTTCTGAATCTTGTGCACCCCTTGCGTTTCGGGGGTAGTCTGTAATTTGTTCTGCTTTAAGAACTCACGCACCTTAGCAAGAAAAGCAGGATTGCGACGCAACTCCGGGTCATCAAGACCCTCTAAAAGAGCATTGACTTCACCTATAGCAAGCTTATCAAGCAGTTTCTCATCTATCTGCATAGTTTATCACTCCTTTGTATTCATAAATCAATTCTCACACGATTGAGAGGTGGTGGGAGTGCTATTTGAGCATTGAAACACTCCCATAGGTATAATTACATAGGCAAGAAAATTAAAATGTTCAGATAGGCTCTCAGGCATTACTGAGGGCGTTTTAACTTCTTACCTTTTAATTCTTCAATGTAATCTGTTTTATTGGTATCCACAAGACATACATCATATGTCTTAGATAAGGCACGGATAGCAGCAGCAGTTCCTTTACCAAAACGGAAAGACCACAGAGGACACTTGCATATATGGCAATCTCGGATGTTATCAGAAGTACCTGCACAATCCATGCATTTTAAACGGATAGCACGAGTGAGTGAGGGGTTCTTAATATCAGCGATATACACCTTTTTAGCCATGGAAGTCACCTCCTAAATGAATAAAGCGGTCTCTAATTTCCTCAGTGCGCCCCTGATTCCAAAATTGACTGCCCAAATAACCGCAAGTCCTACGTGTCACATTCATTTTGGTTTTGTCTCTATTACCACAATTCGGACATTCCCATTCTAATCTACCATTATCTGTGACAATCTTAATCTCGCCATCATAACCACAGACCTGACAATAGTCACTCTTGGTATTCAGCTCAGCATACATAATGTTGTCATAGATAAATTGAATGACAGCCATGACTGCATCAATGTTTTTGGTCATATCAGCACACTCAATATAACTGATAGCACCACCCGGACTAAGCAGTTGAAACTCAGATTCAAATTGCAGTTTGGTGAAGGGGTCAATAGGCTCACGTACATTTACATGATAGCTATTAGTGATATAGTCATGGTCAGTGACTTCCTTAATCACCCCAAAGCGGTTACGAAGACACTTAGCAAATTTATATGTAGTGGTCTCCATAGGAGTGCCATAGACACTATAGCCTAAGTGCTCCTTAGCTTTCCATTCAGCACATTTATCATTAAGGTGTTGCATGACAGAGAGTGCAAAGGGTTTCACAGCCGGGTCAGTATGGGATTTACCGAACATTGCCATACAACACTCATAGAGACCTGCATAGCCAAGGGAGATAGTGGAGTACCCATTCTCCAATAATTTATCAATCTTCTCACCCTTCTGCAGGCGAGCAATAGCTCCATACTGCCAATGGATAGGGGAGACATTGGAGATTGTACCTTTAAGATTTTGGTGTCTTACACGCAAGGCTTTGTGGCACAGCTCTAGACGCTCATCAAGAATAGACCAAAATTTATTTTTGTCTTTATCAGCAGACAGCGCAACATCCACAAGGTTGATGGAGACAACACCTTGGTTGAAGCGACCATAGAATTTAGCTTTGCCATTCTCATCAAGATAGGGTGTCAAGAAGCTTCTGCATCCCATAGGAGGGTAGCAATGCCCCACACCATCTTCGGTCTTCTTATTCTTCAGCATAATCTTCTCAGACAAATAGTCAGGTTGCATACGCTTAGCAGTACATTTAGCACACATCTCTGTAAGGTAATAATAGGGAGTACCCTTACGGATGTTGTCTTCCTCTAAGACATAAATCAGCTTAGGAAAAGCAGCAGTAATCCATGCACCCTTTTCATTCTTGACACCCTGATAGCGTTGACGAATGATTTCCTCAATAACCATAGCAAGGTCTTTCTTCTCCTGCTCATTCTTAGCTTCATTGAGGTACAGAAACAATGTAACAAAAGGTGTCTGACCATTTGATGTCATAAGGGTATTAATCTGATACTGCATTGTCTGCACACCTTTAGTGATTTCAGATTTCAGTCGCTTTTCTGTGATACGCTTAATATCATCATAAGAATAGTCTCCTGCTCCAATAGCTTCTAGTTCTTGTGCAAATTCTTCTCTAATTTTTTGTCTAGAGATATTGACAAATGGAGCTAAATGTGCTACCGACACACTTTGTCCACCATATTGATTAGAAGCAACCTGTGCCATAATCTGAGTAGCAATATTACAAGCAGTAGCAAAGCTGTGTGGCTTTTCAATCATAGTACCATTGATTACAGTGCCATTTTGAAGCATATCTTCCATGTCTAACAGAGCACAGTTGTACATCTTTTGGATAGCATAGTCCATATCATGTACATGGATGATACCTTCTTTATGTGCCTTCATTACATCCGGAGGGAACAACAGCTTTTCAGAGAGTTCCTTAGAGACCATACCTGCCATATAGTCACGTTGGGTAGACAAAATAACAGGGTTCTTATTAGAGTTCTCCTCATTCACATCTTGGTTGCTGAGATTGACAATATCAAGCACTTCACTCAAAGCACCTTTGGTATTACGGATAAGCTCACGTTTATAGCGATAGCGAATATATTCACGAGCAACATCAGCATATTGGCGCAACATTAAATCATGCTCAACATAATCTTGAATATCTTCTACACCCATAGCACACTCATAGCTATCCCCATAGAAATAGTGACATAGTCCTTCAATATCCTGTGCAATCTGCTTTTTTGTGTCTTCATCAACATAGCCAGCCTTAGAGATGGCATTAATAATTTTGTCTTTATTAAAGTCTACGAGAGACCCATCACGTTTTTTAATTTTCAAATTTATACAGACCTCCTTTAAAAATAAAAAGAGGGAGACTAAGCTCCCTCGTAAATCTTACCAGCGTGCAGGATAGCCACGTACATCCACATGGACACCCCAGCTATAAATACCAATACCATCAGCACCAGCAGTTACCGCAGCATCATACAGAGCTTGTAACATAACACCATCAGGGCATTGCACATCCGCAGCAGTACCATAGATATGCTGGCTGTTAGACACACCACCTACCTCAGCATTGTGGGCAGGACAACGATAACCACAGGACAGCACTAAAGGCTTACCAATGATAGCACGCATACGCTCTAATACCTGTACAAGCCGTGGGTTGATGTCAGCACCATTATGGAGACCACCACAGCCACATTTACAGGCAAATTCACTAGAATCAAAATGAGCAGATAATTTCACTTATTACATTCCTCCTTTTTAAAAAAGGTCTTATACAGCAAGACCCAAATTTGAATCAAGACATACATAATGGTGACGATATACACCCAATCAGATAAGGGGATACCCATGAGGGATAGGGTGGAGACACCAATAGGAGGGGTTGTCTTTACAATTTCATTGTCCATAATATCCTCCATAATAAAATAAAAGAGGGTCAGCTTCTCAGCCAACCCTCGGTACATTACGCAGCAGCAGGGGTAGTAGCAGGCAGTTTAAGTTTCAGATAGAGCAGCTCTCTATCTTTGTCTGCCAGCTTATCACGCAGAGCTTGCATAGTGTTGCAGGTAATCAGAGCACGAGTTTTCTCACCTTCCTCATGGATGGCGGTGGTAACCTTACAGGTGTTTGCAGCACCCTCAAAGCGCAGGGCATCAATGTTACGATTGATACTCTCACCAACACTAGCTACTTTGTATCCGGTTTCTTTTTCGTTCATGCCTACAGTGTAGAAGCCGTCACACAAACCACTTTGGATACCACGCAGACTAGCTTTGATGTCTTGGTTGTCTAAGCCATCTGCCAATTCTGCACGAGTTACAGTGCCTTGGAAAGCAGAACCATTACCACCCCAGCCACCGAAACCACCAAAGCCACCACCAAAAGCAGCTAAGAGGATAAGGTAAACAAAGGGGTTATTCCACATCTCATTACCATTAGAACCTTGTTTGGCGAGCATCAGGGCATCACCGAGACCTACGCCAGCATTAGCCATTTCCATTACTTTTCAACTCCTTTTTGAACTTGGTTGATGTATGCTTTACCTGCATTGATGTCTTCATCAGACATGCCACGCTTACGAGCTTCTTCCTCAACCATTGCTAACAGTTCAGGGGAAACCTGTTTCAAGGCTTGCATCATCATCATTTGCATAAGTTTGTTTTGGTTCATGTTATATTGCATAGTGACTAGTCACCTCCTGCTATTATGATAACATGAATTTAGGAATTGAAAGTTGTAACTAAATGGCTATAAAGTTACTTGAAAAGAACAAGATATACTTTGTCATATATTTGTCTTAAGGCACGTTTGATACAAGACACATCCTCGTGGTACTCCATAGCAAGCTTTTGCTGTGAGTAGTCACTAATGATAATTTTGTCTAGTATGTCTTGTTGTCTTGGTGTGAGCTTAGCTTCTGTTGTGATTGTCTTGTACTCAGTGAGAGCAGAGGACTTAAGCCAAGCACGAGCCTTTTTACGATTCTTTTCCATAATAAAAATCCTTTCTGCCCACCCAAAAACCCTTAAAGGGAAGACAACAACCCTGTCTTTTTACTCAACAACTAATTCAATAGCTTCAATATCTTCTTTAGTTGTAGCAACTTCAACTTTTTTCTTAGCTTTTCTATAAGCAGTATGGAGCTTGTCGCTTCTCAATGCAACTTGTGCAATGACACCACGCAGGTCAGATGCAGATACTTTTACATCTTGATTGTCTGTGGTAGTCCATGTGAGCAGGGCAGAAGAACCTGCTACTTCAAGAGCAATGATAGCAGCATTTATTCTGTCCCTTGCTTTGCTATCATAATCAAAAGCATAGCCTTGGTAAGTAATAGGTTCTACCTCTAAGTTATCACGCTGAATCTTAAGAGTAAGAATCTTGTGCTCTTTGATGCTTTCAAGACTTTCTTCTTCCATGGTTACAGTGACACCTAAGTCTTTGAGGGATTCCTCGGAAATAGACAGAGGGATAAAGATGCCATCTTTGCCCAACACTTCGGAAAGCTCGCACAGATTAGAATAATTTTGTTCTTTATATGTATAGGTTGTTTTCATTTATCCTCCTTAATTAAATACTATTTCAACTTTAAATTTCTTGCCCACATTTTTACCATTAAACATAGTAGCAACTCCGGAAGGTAACTTATTTGTAGATCCATAAAAGCCGGAAAAATAGCTCTGATACTGACTATTCGGAAACTCAATAGTCACACTCGTATTTGATTCCACCGACGTTACTTTAACAGTGGCATTATATTTACCACTGGTGACGCCCTCAATATTAAATACAAAGACAAGCCAACTACTATAGTAGCTAAACATAACAAGAGTAACAGCTTTTCCTTCGTGTTCCACATTACCTTCAACTTCACCATAAGAAATATTATTATAACGACTGTAGCCATATTGAGAGCTTTGCTGTCCCATAGTCATTATAAGGGCGTTACCTACATCACTACTTTGAGGTTTCATTAAGATACGATTAATGCTCATTTAATCACCTCATGCTAATTTAGTAGCCTGTGCAATACTGGTAATAGTACCGCTTGATTCTTTCACAATTAATATATTCAGTATTAAACCACTAGCAGTTATTGCTAAATCAGAAGCACTGCCTACATATTTAAGAGTACCTGCATTATTAATGCTTAGCGTGTATGCTCCATTTGAAGTAATATAGGCAGTAAATAATGTAGCATCACCATTGCTTAACAGCCCTGCTAACGTCGACATATCCAGCGTGAAGTTACCTTGTACGTTATATACTGCCACAGATGAGGACGGATTATCAATAGCACCGCTAATGCGAGGTGCATTATAACTTTCAAAGTTAAATTTCATTTTTTGGAAGGTTTGTTTTCCCGTCCAAGTGTTAGATTCCGACGTGCTAACACCACCACCACCGCTAACAGCAATAGTTACGTTACCACTAGCGTCTGGTTTTGTACCATTAACGCTCTTGACTACACCACTAACTTCTGATTTTTTAGCATAAGTATCTGTAATTACATTACCTGCACTGTCCTTATTCGCATACTCTGCTGTGCCTGTCTTGTCTAACTTTCCGCTTAAAGCATTGTAAACAGTGCTGTTAGCAATAGCGTTATTGGATGTAGCGGACAACGTAGTATCTACAGTGACGTTTGAACCACCGCTAACAGTAATGGTTACGTTGCCATTGCTGTCGGGTTTGGTACCGTTAACACTCTTAACAACACCACTAATATCAGATTTAGTAGCATAGGTTTCAGTAATTACATTGCCTGCGCCATCTTGTGTAGCTTTGGCTGCTATACCTGTATAATTAGTAGCATCAATAGATGCAATCGCCGGGTTTATAGGGCTTTGATACCACTTTATAGCACTATTGGAATCTCTATAAGCAAGAAGGCTCACACCTTTTTCAAACCAATTTTCCTTCAAAAATGTATTATTTTTATTAAGATTTGCCTTATCATCAAGTGCGTCTTTAATGACTTTATTCTGCACAGGATTTGTGCTAGTCGATGATAACGCAGAGTCAATGGTGATGCTTCCCCCTATCCCGCCACCGCTAACAGAAATAGTTACATTACCATTTTCATCTGGGGTCACATTGTTCACAGACTTAACACAGCTATTAAGTTCTGTTTTAGTAGCGTAAGTGCTCGTGATTACATTACCATCGCCATCTTGTGTTGCTTTCTTTGCTGTGGCTGCTTCACCTGTATATCTTTTGGAAGTAATAGAAGCAACAACAAAATTAGGTGAACCATTATACCATTTAAGACTATTTATACCATCTTCCATATAAATATCATCAAAGTTATTTGGAGAAGTAAAAGTATTGACATCATCAAGCACAGCTCTGTTATCAAGTGCTGCTTTTACTACTTTATTTTGTACCGGGTTAGTGCTTGTGCTTGATAGTTCTTCATCAACCGTTACACCACCATCAGCACCATCTTT